TAACCGACTTATGCCAAAAGTAGACGAGCATATAACTAAACGTTATAATGAGCAGGATACAAACATTAACGTTAATGAACATGAGGTGCCAGAAATGGAACTAAAAGACTTACAGGAAGCGTTACAAGCAAATAACGAACAATTGCTTAAGACCTTCAATGAACAACTAGATGCTAAAGTTTCATCTTTGGACTCTAAAATTGATGCTGTTAATTCAGCCGTAACCGCTAACGCAGACAAAGAGAAAGCTGAGCTTGTAACTAAGGTTAACGCTTTAGAAATTGGCTTACCTGATTCTGCTATTAAAGCAATGAATGCTGATGAGCTTAAAGGTTTACTAGCTAAGCACTCAGGCGCACCTGCTGGCGGTGTTAATACTAATTCAAGTCATTCACAGCATGAAGCTAGTGATGACTACGATATGCCAGAGTAAGGGGTAAGTAATGGCTAAAAATATTATTTTTACAGATGCTCACGCTCCTTTCGCGCAAGAGCTTGTAGCTACAGAAGCGGGTATTTTACCGGGTTCATTAGTTAAGACGGTAGCGACTGGTTATGCTAAATCAGATGTTGCAGCAACAGTTTTTGGTAACAAGTTTTTAGTTGCTGATTATGCTTTTCTTTCTGCTGGCGATGTATCAGACGCTTACGCTGTTGGCGATAACGTTGTTGCTCGCGAGCTAAAACAAGATAAAGGCGCTAACGTGCTTGTTGCTGGTAGTCAGAATATTACGGTTTTAAATACTCCGCTATCTTCTAACGGTGACGGCACACTTAAAATCGCTGCTACTGACGGCACTGAGCAAATTCTCGCTTATGCAGATGAAGTAATTAACGTAACAACCGCGCAGCTAGTGCGTGTGAGAGGTGCTTAAACATGATTTTTTCTAGCAAACAAGCTACAGGCACAAGCTTAGTAGCGATGAACTCACAATATGAAGATCTAAAAAAGCAGCGCAAGCACAACTCTGTTGCATTGCCTGACAACTTAATTTCTCCTGAGTTAGCTTCATCTTTAATTAAAGCAAACAAAGCTAAAGGTAAAAGCGTTGCAGTAAATGCTGGCTCTAAACCTTTCACGCTTTACAAAGAGTTTGACAGCCAGGTAACTGAGCAATTCCGATTAGATGAAGGTGACACTATCTTAAATGATATTATGCCTCTATCTCGCTCACTACCAATTGGCCGTACAGTGCTTGAAAGCACACGCTCAAGTGATGCAGGTGTATTCCAGCAATCAATGAGCGGTGAAATTGCGACTGTATTTGATGCTGTTGATTACGACCTTGAGAATACAATGGTTCCAATCGGTCAGAATGGCTTTAAGCGTAGTTTCCGTGAGGCTGAGCAGCTAGGTCTTGAAGGTTTTGATGACCTAATGAATCAGCAACGTGAAGCGGTACGCACACACCGACAAGGCTTAGTATCGTCTTTACTTGATGGTCACAAAGACAAGGCCGGTAACTTCATCTCTGAAAAGGGTGTTACTTGGAAAGGTATGCGAGCAGATGGTCGAGTTGATCAAATTGACCTATCTGGTGTTGGTTTTGGCGTTGACTTTACTGACCCGTCAATCACTGGTGCAGAAGCTAAGTCTGGTTTTATAGCTATGATTAAGCGCCGCTACATTGACAATAAAGTAATGGCTCGCGCTACTTACTACATCTCTAATGAGATTTACTTCAACTTTATGAAAGATTACTCGTCAGCTTACAAGGACGTTTCAATCTTGACCGTTCTTAAGCGTGAGCTTGGCGGTAACATTGTTGACATTAAACCGTCTAGCGCGTTAACTGGCAACCAAGTGCTATCAATCCCGCTTGAGTCTCGTTACTTCCAGCCAGTTGTTGCAATGGGAGTTTCTACAATTGCATTACCTCGCGTTAAATGGAATGCACCTCTAGCATTTGAAGTTGTATCTGCTATCGGTTGGAATGTTCGCAATGACTTCGCTGATGCTGGTAAAGCAGTTCAGTACGCGGCAGGCTAAGGGGGTTTAAATGGCTATTTTTAAATGTTTAGTTACATCTAATTACGGTACAAAAGGTGAGTTAGTTGATGTTAAGGGTGTTGAGCATGATAAGTTAAGCGCTCGCCAAGCTGATATACTTAAGCCTCACGTAGATGTTAAGCCTAAAGTGGTTGAAACCAAGACCAAAAAATAACAATCGTTATTGATAAAAGCCCTGCTATTTAGCGGGGCTTTTTGTTATCTAATTAACCACACTTTATAACATTTAGATATAGGCGTATAATTAAACGATATAAATAATTACGAGGAATAACCATGGCTAATACACGACCAGATATAACGATACTACCGGGTCAGGATAACGACCTATATGCTTTACTTAATGCACAAGCGGGTCAGCCTGCCGTTACTGTAGGCGCTAAATTACGCATACAAAACAAATCAGGGCAGGAGGTTTACATACACCAAACCGACCAAGTTGTGACTAACTACACCGGTGGTACTCGATTGCCTGTTAATTTGCAGACAACCACAGATGACGGTATTGCAGGCTGTAAAGCTACGATTACTACAATCACAGGCACATTACAGGTTGAAGTGTTATGAGTGCATTAGGTGGTGGCATAGGTGGCGGTGTTAGCATAACTCAAGTTAGAGATGAGATTAACTCTAACTTAGGCTGGATGCGAGCATTTGACACGCAATACACAGAAGGCTCACCGTTTTCCATTGCAAACGGTGTAACGTCTAACTTACCAAACAATGCAGGTGAAACGATTGTATCGCAATTACCAGATGGTGTATCAACGTTTTATGATGCAGCAACGGGTAAAATAATCTCTGATAGTGAGTTGGGTAAATACACGTTTACTATTAGATTTAAAGCTAAGAATACGGCAGCTAATGGCGCTTACTTGCAATTCGGTATTGATATCGGCGGCACGTTTGGCGTTATATTCAAGGACTCGCAACTATTTGTTAAAGGTGCTGATACTGAGCAATCATTTAACTTTGTAGCACCAGGTTATACAGGCTCAACATTTTTAGCTAATGGTGGCGTTGTGAAAATAGGGACTGTTGGCGGAACTTCTTCTATTTATGATATTGAATATCAAATAGAGCGCACGAGAAAAGGCGTTTAACAAAAAGCCCTCATTGCGAGGGCTTTGTTTTTACAAACTAGTAAAATAACTAGGATTTTTACAAACGTGATGCCTTACTATTTTAGCCTTTGCATTATTAACCTTTGCAGCTTCCCAAATAGTCTTTTGCGGCTTCTTACTCATATCGGTGTAGTATTCACCATCTAAAACTTCAATTGCTCTTTTAGTCATTTCTTTTCTCCTTAATAAAAATAAAACACATTGCAACACCGTAAAAGTAAGATGCCACACATGATAACGCGTCATCATTTGGCACACCCTCTAGGCTCATTATGACGCTTGTAAAAGTTATTGTTGCGATTGCTCCCCATGTTATTTTATTCATCATTTTCATTATCTCCAAATAAATTATTATAAAGCTCAATCATACCAAGCGAAAAAGCTAGGCCAATTAAAGCGAGTCCTAACCATAAAAATTCATGTGTTATTATTTCTTGCCAGTTCATTGTTCGCCTCTTGCTTCGGCTAGTAAGCACTGTATTTCATGTAATGTTTGCTGGTCGTGGTAATCTGGCTCTGTTTCTGTTTGCGAGTTGATGTGACTAGCCCTTTGGTCGTTAACCTCATCAATAAGCATTCTTAATTCATGTGACACACTTTCAAGCATTTCATACATCTTAGGTGACGCTTTAATTAGCTGAGCGTTAGCAGTACCTTCGCCGCCACAATCGCTAACTGTAGCTATATCACCGAAATCGAAATTACCAGAGTTAATGTGTATGTAGCCATTACTCCCTTCAGGTTTGCTTATACTCCAATCACCCTTAGTAAACTTTGCTTCACTCATTTCATTCTCCATCAAATTAACTTACCCAAATACTAGCACGTAATTATAAAATCAAAAGCACTTTAGTTATAACGAATTAGCATATACATAGCGCAAAACTGAATAGTAAATTATAAAATCATTATTGCTTATGTGTGGTGCATGGCTTAGTATTGAGTGAGTTTAATTAATGGAGAAGGTAAATGAACAACCAACAAGCAGAAATAATGCGCGAATATAGCCGCAACCATATGGCAGGCAGACGTAGGCACAGCGCCATGTGTTTAAGTAAGTTAGAGCAGCGTTTCAAGCTACTAATGGCGTTTTATTACGCTGAGCAAGATAAAAACTTATACATGATGCGCGATATTTACGAGCAGCTATCTATTAAAATTAAAGATAGGCATTTACTGTTAATAGCAGCTAATAAGCACGTAGATGATAGTTATCCGATGAATAGCAATACTAATACAATCGCTAAGCTTTCAAATTACCGTAAGCGCTTTAAGGTTATGAGCGAGTATGCAAGCAGATTGGTTGAAGCTTAGTTTTATTGATACAATAGAGGTACCTTACAATGTTATGGGAATTACTTGAATGGCTACAACTAATAAACCAAAGCGCCCTACCTCAACTGGTAGCAAGAAACCAAAATAATATAGTTTTTATTTTATATCTACTATCATTTAAAAAGTCATGGCGTTTTGCTGTGGCTTTTTTACTTTGTGAGGTTGTAGCAAATACAAACTTCATGGGTTTATTCAACGGGTTAATCGGTAAGATTTACGGAGTTATGTTTTACCTTGCGATATGTCTTACGTGGTGTATAGCTATTGGCTCACTCGTAAAGATTAATGGAAACAAGCGCTTAGCATTATCATGTAGTATAATGATTTTATTTTTATTACTTATGGCGTTGGATAGCTGGATAAATGCAAACATTGAAACGTTTATTTACTCTAATTACGAGACTATCATTGTGTGCATTCATGTTGGTATCGTTGTATCGCTTTATGGATCAAGCTCCCCTGTTAGCTTACTGGTGGGTAACATTCGCAGGCGTTGCCGTAGGTGTGTCGGGAGTTACTCTTTGCAATTTATTTGGTATACTGCTAACAACTATAAAACAACTGTGGCGCAAAGATGGCTAACCCTGATGAGACAATTGTAACCCATCGACACCTAATGACTGTCGAGAACTTTTTAGCTGAAATCGCTAAAAGTCAGGCGCAGTATGCAGCTAATCAGGCGCAGCAAACAGAATCTTTGAACGTACTTACCAAAGCAGTTAACGAATTAGTCATAAGCGAAAAGGTTAGAGCAGAAACAGATAAGCAGAACAATGAGCGAGTTGATAAGCTTATTAAGTTTGCAGAAGAATCAAAACCTATCATAAACCAAGCTGCAAAAGACCAGCTTTTTTGGTCAGGGTTTATTAAGAATACCGTTTATGTAGTAAGCGCGTCTGTCATAGTCTCAATTTTAGTATTTAGTGGTAAACTAGTTTATGACAACGCGGGTAAATCAAATCAACCACAGCAACAACAAAGGGCGGGTAAATAATGCCTCTAACCATCACACCTGAATTAATAAACGGCATTTATAACAGCGGTCAATCTGATGCGGTTTTGCAGAGCGTTATAGATGATTACGAGTCAAAAGTTGGCGAATGCCTATCTAGCTCAATCGGTGACGTTATAGGCGGCATAGCGCTCGCTAATTATATTGCATACGTTTTTTACGACCCCAATCTAACAGTTAAGAGTGAGAAAGGCTCATTCGGTGACTCAGTTACTTACGCAGATAATGTATCTGGCGCTGATTCTTACTTAATGAAAGCTCGCGCACTTGATACGAACGGCTGTTTAACCACATTGCAAAACACACCATTCGGATTAATGACTATCGGGCAGTGCTCATAATGACTCGCCCAACACGCAGAAGTGCTGATACTGTTTGTACCTTGTGGCAATATGCAAGCGGACGCAATGAATACAATGAGCCGATTAATACGGTAATTGCTGAATATGCAGTTATGGCACAGGTTAAGCAAAATCCAATGTCACCGACTAAATTCACCGACCCTGCTGGCAATGAATTTACACCTAAAACTATTTTTGTATATGAGTTAACTGATATAAACGGCAACACAATTGAGCCGCCAACACCAAGCAAAACCAATATTTGTATTGGCAATTATGTTGGTATTGATAAGCCTAGCAGCGGTGTTAATAAGGTGGTTAACTTTGAAGCGCCGACAACCGGTGTTTTACGTGGTCAAATACCTGATGTGCGAGTTTATATCTAATGGCCGTTAAAGTGGTTAATAATTTCGCTAAGTTCCGCAAAAACGTAGAAGCTAAAAAAGCACCTATGTTTATCAATGCGGTGCTAGATATTATTGACCAACAAGCAACATTTTACGCGCCTATTGCCTATGGTAATTTGGTTAACTCAAAGTTTAGGCATGTAACTAACTTTAACGGGCACATACAAGGCACGTTTGGATTTTTAGCTAACTACGCCATCCATTTAAACGGTGACGGTACTTATAAGCCAAAATGGAAGCCTAAACCTGCACCTAAATACGGTAATGTTAAGCGCGGTATTGCACCCGCTATGGGTTACAATCCGCAAGCTAAATCAGGCTTTTTAACAACCGCTTTAGATTCACCAGAAGCACAAGCAGACCTAAAACAAGCAAAACAGGCGTTTAAAGTATGAATAAAATAGAATTATTAAAAGACTTTATTGCAACAAGTGGTTTGCTTGATGGGTTTACCGACTTTAAAGGTAACGCACAGCCAGCGCCCGTATTGCAAATGGGGTGGTTAGACTCTGAGTATTTGGCAGAAGACCAGCAAGTAAGGCACTTTGTAATAGTTGACCCAAGCACAAACGGTGCCGCTATTCCGCTTTACTCTGATGAGCGTGAAATGACGATCATTATTTTTGGTAAAGGTGGCGACCAGTCAGCTTTAGATAATAGAATAATCGCCGACTACGCTGAGCAAGTTAATGATTTTTTACGCTTGAATACGCCAGATA